CGACTGCTGGATTCTCGGTGGTAACGTTTACCGGAACAGGAAGCAATGAGACAGTAGCTCACGGTTTGAGTGCGGAACCATATCTATTGTTGACTAAGTGCAGGGAGTCAGGGTTTAACTGGGCTGTGTATCACCAAAACACAGGTAATACTGGGCGCTGGATGTTAAATAACACTTTAGCGTTTGACGTAAGCTCTACTTTCTGGAACGACACGACACCGACCAGTTCAATTTTTTCTATCGGGAGCTTCTTCGCCAACACTAAAACTTTTGTTGCTTACTGTTTCGCACCTGTCGAAGGCTACAGCAAGTTTGGTACATACATCGGCAACGGATCAACTGATGGTACTTATGTGTACCTTGGATTTAAGCCGAGATTTTTACTTTTAAGAAATGCAAGTGTCGCTGGCAATGACTGGAAAATATTCGATGGCGGTCGGGATCCTGACAACGTTGTCACTCAAGTTTTATCCCCAAACAGCACTTCCGCTGAACTATTCAATACCGGGTTAGATTTTCTTGCCAATGGATTTAAGTGGAGGGATAGCGGCTCGGCTCAAAATGGTAACGGCAATGAAATCATATACGCCGCGTTCGCTGAAAATCCGTTCCAAGCCAACGGCGGCTTAGCTAGATAATTAATTAATAAGTTAAAGTCTATTTAATGAGTAAAATTTAATTAGAACGCACCATTGTCTATGGTCGGTTCGGAATTGGATTTAGTTTTCAACCTTGAATGTTTACAAAAAAGGTCTGCTAGAAAACGATTCCGACGAAGTATTCTTGACGAGTGGCCTGAGTGTGCCTACTGCGGTAGAAAGCACCCCACGACTCTCGATCACGTAGTGCCTCGAGCAAAAGGAGGTAGCCAAGACCGCAAAAACCTTATCGGTGCTTGTGGGGCATGTAATCTGGAGAAATCAGACATGCCTTGGTTTGAGTGGTACAGAGGTCAAATTTTTTGGACGCCAGAAAGGGAGGACAGGATTTTGAGCTGGATTAACCAGCCTGATCCTGAGCCTCCCTCTCCTGTATTTATCAACTGGATGGAAAAAGGAGCTCTTCTTCTTCCAGAGGCAGCTTAAACCGTTGTAGGCACACACCCAGACGGACCGTGGGCCTTCATCTTTTGGATTAATTTCCGCTGATGATGAAGGTTTTCTGGACGAGAGAAAAAAGGATCCTCTTTGACTACTTCGATAGCCTCTAACGTCTGTTCGCAAGACATTTGCCAGTCGTAAGGACTGGTTGATACGATCATCGCCAGAGCAAGCTCGATCATTTTTTTGCGACCTTAGTCACGATCCCAGCGATTTTTTCAATAACTTTGTAGAACTTGCCGTAAAGTTCATCGTCCTTGGGAGTCGGAGTCATATTGACGATTGCGAGAGCTAACAGGTGAGCTGCGCCAGCAATACCGACAATTGCCTCCCAGTTGTTAAGTAAGAAAGCCATGAGAAAAAAACCTGTACAATATAAATATACTCCCAGACGTATAAACAAATGCCTGCGATTCTTGAAGACGCGGTTAAGTCAATTATGAAGGAAAACCCTGATATGAAGAAGGGTGCCGCCTACGCAATCGCCACAAGCACCCTTCAAAAAGCAGGTGATCTCAAAAAAGGCACCGTGGAAGCCACTGAAAAAGGCAAGCGTCGCGGTGAAATGAGCAAAAAAACTCGGGCTAAGACTCGAGCTAAAAAATACAAGATTGAGCGCGAGAAAGAACGCAAGGGAGAAGCAAAATCTCGTGATGGTCGAGACGAGCGGAGCACCAGCGGACGGCTGTAAGTGCCTGAGTTCAATTACCCCGATATACAGCTCCCGAAAATCAAAAATTTTCCGGAGCCAGTAATCGACTACCTGGCACCACTTCCACCTAATTACCCGGTGGTTCTGGTGCCTTCTTATCGTCCTGGTAAAGCTGAGGCTTACTTACCTAAGGCAACCCCAAAAGGCCCAGTCCCCGAAGAAAAGCCACCAAAAACTGTTGCAGAGGAAATCGTCGAAGAAGTGGTTGATGCGGTTCAACCAGCTTTGGACTCGCACACTGACGCAATTACCACCCTTCGAACAGACCTCGATCAGTTTGTCCTCGAGGTAGAGGAAAAAGAATTAGAAGCTTCCGAAGTGGTCAACAGCGTTGCCCTCCCAGGAGGTATCGAAGTACCAATCCCTAAGCCAGAAATCCTTGTGGCGGCTGGAACAACAGCAACGGTTTCTGTGGGCGCAACGCTCCTGGCTACTTCTGTGTTCAAAAAATGTGTTTCAGCTCTAAAACCTGCGATCAAGCAGATTATCAATCGGGTTCAGAGGAAGCTTGGGAAGAAGCCGGTAAGTTGGAGTAGGCAGCGATTGGCACAACGTCGTCGCAAATCGCAGAGTACGGTGAATTAGGTCGTATCATGTACCCTTTTTCGTACATAGCGGTACATTCTCTAATTCTAGTAAGCAAAATATCGACTCTTTTTTGTTGAATTCTTTTTCTACCTAGCTCTTTACAAATTTCTTGAATAGATCCGTCTAACGGAAGAGCAAAACTGATTTGAGCGCCATAATTTTCACTTCTGGAGTACTCCGGATGAAAGCCAGCGCCAAGATAAAAAG